GCAATGAAGAAAATACATGATGGAATTTTAGGTTTAGTTGTTGGTGATGCTTTGGGTGTTCCCTATGAGTTCAAAAAGCGTGGAACTTTCAAAGCTGTTGATATGGTTGGGAACGGAACTTACAATCAGCAGCCCGGTACATGGTCGGATGATAGCAGCATGACACTTGCCACGCTTGAAAGCATTGCAAGATTAGGAAAGATTGATCCTACTGACATTATGCAGAATTTCAGTGATTGGTTGAATTATGGCAGCTTTACGCCTTACGGGGAAGTATTTGATGTTGGTGGTGGAACACGTCGGGCGATTGATAGATTCAATCGTGGTGTTAAGCCGCTGGAATGTGGCGGGAAAAGCAAAATGGATAATGGGAACGGTGCTTTGATGCGGATTCTTCCGCTTGCGTTCACCAATGCGGGGTTCAAGGAAATTTACAATGTGGCGTGTTTGACACACGCACACAAGATTTCAACGGATGCTTGCCTGATTTATGTGGGTATCGCAAGGGCATTGATTGAAGGTTGTGGACTGAAAGAAGCAGTTCAGGAAGGTATTGATTGGGCTGGTTCTAAAGTACAGCTATCAGAGGAATACAGCCGCCTTGAAGTGATTGAGTATATCAAGCCCGAACTGATTTATTCTTCCGGCTATGTGATTGACACGCTGGAAGCCGCCCTTTGGTGCTTATATCATTCAAAGAATTATCATGAATGTGTGTTGCTGGCGGTGAATTTGGGAGAAGATACCGACACAGTAGCGGCGGTTGCTGGTGGACTTGCCGGGATAATTTACGGGGTTGAAGATATTCCTATCAAGTGGTTAGCTGCAATCCCCCGGTTAAATTGGATTCATGGATTGTGTGAAAAATTTGAAAGTAAACTTTCAAAATAAGCATACATTCAAGTTGCCATTCAAGATAAATTCAAGTTGTTGTTGCGGAAACTTGAATGATAGAAACTCCTTGAATTGTGCGTGATTGCAGAACACACATTCAAGTTATTCAACTTAATTTTAATTTCTTTATAAATGAGAAAATGAAAAAATGAAATTTTCTCTTGTTTAAGAAAAAATAATATAAAAGAAAATGCAACTTGAAGTTGAATAAGTTGAATGTGAAAAATGAAAAACCCACACAAATAAAGGCTTTTAGCTTCATTCAAGATGCCATTCAAGATTAGAAAGGAAATTGCAGCCTATGAAAGCAAAGGAATATTTGAAAACATTACAGAAATTAGATACCGTAATCAATCAGAAAATAACTGAATTAGGTTCATTACGGGTTATGTCCGGTAGTATCGGCGGTATTGATTATTCAAAGGACAGGGTACAAACAAGCCCTTCCAATGATGCCCCTTTCGTTCGTACAGTGAACAGAATGATTGACCTTGAAGAAGAAATCAATCAGGAAATAGATAGGTATGTTGACCGGAAGCATGAAATAATCAATCAGATTCAGGGCTTGCAGAATGTGAATTATATCAGTCTGCTTTATAAGCGATATGTTGAGTTCAAAAACTTTGAAACAGTTGCAAGTGAAATGAACTTTACATATCAATACACAATCGAATTGCACGGGTACGCATTGCAGGATTTTGAAAGAACCTATAAAAACCAATTAAAACCTATATGAATCCGATTGAAACCAATCATAGAACGGGTGTATTATATACAATGAGAAATCAGCAAGGAAAACTTGCTGATTTTTTATTTTGCCCGGAAAGATGCTCATAGCCGGAACAATTCGGGCGTTTCGGTGAACTCCTGCTTTCCGGGCAATCTTATTTTATTTCAGGAAGTTTATTTTCAAAAGAAAGAAGGTGAAATCATGGGTAGACCACGGAAATTTAAGAGTGTAAAACAGTTAGAAGAAACATGGGAAGCATACAAACTTGATTGTGATAATCAAATGGTGCTTACCCATGATTTCAGTTCAAAGAATAGTGAATTTGTCAGTAAAGAACTGAAACGCAGTATAACCTACACAATAGAGGGGTTTTGCGTGTTTGCGGGAATTTCGAGGGCTTCATTTTATGATTATTATGCAGACAATGAACGATTTGCTGACACCGTTACACGCATGAAAGAAGAATGTGAAGTTGATGCCCGTAAAAAGTTTGAATTGCAAGTGATACCGTCACAGCTTGCCGGGCTATGGATGTCAAACTATGGGTACACAACGAAAACAGACACAAACGTTTCCGGTTCTGTTCCCGTTGTAATATCCGGGGAAGATGAACTTGAAGATTAAATCCCATAATATCAAACTTCCTGATGTTGTCGGGAAAGGGTACGGTACTTTTTGGCGGTGGAAAGGGCGTTACAGGGTATGCAAGGGAAGCCGGGCAAGTAAAAAATCCAAAACAACCGCTTTGAACCTTGTTACCCGTATGATGAAGTACCCTGATGCAAATCTGCTTGTAGTTAGAAAGGTTTTCCGAACCCTGAAAGATAGCTGCTTTACAGAATTGAAATGGGCTATCAATCGTTTAGGGGTTGCTGAATTTTGGGAGATAAAAGAAAGCCCCCTTGAAATGACGTATATTCCAACAGGACAAAAGATTTATTTTCGTGGGCTTGATGATCCGCTGAAAGTTACTTCAATCACGGTTGAACATGGTTATTTATGCTGGATGTGGATTGAAGAAGCGTATGAAATCGGTAATGAAGATGATTTCAATATGCTTGATGAATCAATCCGTGGTGCAATCCCCCCTGAAACGGGGCTATTCAAACAAATTACACTGACCTTCAATCCGTGGAATGAACATCACTGGATCAAGGCAAGGTTCTTTGATAATCCTGATGATGAAACCCTTGCAATGACAACTAACTATATGTGTAATGAATGGCTGGATGATGCTGATAAAAAGGTTTTTGAAACTATGAAGCAGCAGAACCCCCGGCGTTACCGTGTAGCTGGTTTGGGTGATTGGGGTATCGTGGAAGGGCTTATCTTTGAGAATTGGGAAGAAAAAGCCTTTGATGTTGATAAAATCCGCAAGCTGGAAAGTGTAAAATCTGCTTTTGGGCTTGACTTTGGATATACAAACGATCCTTCCGCTTTGTTTTGCGGTTTGATTGATCCAGCGATTAAAACAATTTGGGTGTTTGATGAAATGTATAAAAAAGGAATGAGTAATATCAAGCATGGGTTATGTGAAAGAAAAAATCCGTGCTGATTCTGCTGAACCGAAATCCATTGACCGCCTTTATGATTTGGGGCTTTCTCATATTCACAGGGCAAGGAAGGGAAAAGATAGCATAAACAACGGAATTGATTTCATTCAGGACTATCATATTATTGTTCATCCGAAATGTGTAAACTTCATTACTGAAATCAGTAATTATACATGGGATGTTGACAATAAAACGGGAAAGAAGCTGAACAAGCCCATTGATGATTTTAACCACCTGATGGATGCAATGCGTTATGCCCTTGAAGATTTCAGCAAAGGGGAAGCGTTCAGCTTCGACTAAAAGCAACACATTAGTAACAAATAACCCTGAAAACCTTATGTTTCGGGGTTTTACTCATTATTGAGTAATAAAAGAAAGGGGTGATAACTGATGAACATGGTTGAAAAGGCATTGAACAAGATTTCAAATGCTGTTCTTTTCGGCTTCAAACAAAATATGAGTAACAAGGAATTCTTGGAACAATCAATCATGCGTTGGAAGGGTTCACCTGAACGAATGATGCAGATCAAGGGGCAGCTTTACTATGAGAATGAACACGATATTTTAAAGCGGAAGCGTACCATGATCGGGGAAGATGGGAAGCTGCAAGTTGTTGAAAATCTTCCTAACAACCGCATTATTGATAATCAGTATGCAAAGCTGGTGAACCAAAAAGCGAATTACCTATTGGGGCAGCCTTTCGCCATTGATGGTAAAAATGAACAGTATATTGAACTGCTGCAAAAGGTATTCAATAAACGATTTATGAAAACCTTGAAGAATACCGGGAAAGCGTCTTTGAATTGTGGTATTGCGTGGCTTTATCCGTATTATGACAAAGAAGGGAAATTCTCTTTCCGTATGTTCCCCGGTTATGAAATACTTCCTTTTTGGGCTGACAGTGAACACACAATTCTTGAAGGTGCAATCCGGCTTTACCTTATCACGGGGTACAATGGGAATATTCCGGTAATCGTTGAAAAGGTGGAAGTGTACGATTCGCAGGGTGTTCACCGTTATATTTTGGATGGGGCAACCCTTATTCCTGATATGACGGAAGAAGAACAGGATTCCTTCCACTTGACAATGACAGATGCAAAGGGGAAATCACAGGGCTTTAATTGGGCGAAAATCCCACTTATCCCGGTGAAGTACAATGAACAGGAAATTCCACTGATTAAGCGTGTGAAATCCCTTCAAGATGGTATCAACGTTATGTTGTCCGATTTTGAAAACAATATGCAGGAAGATGCCCGGAATACAATTCTTGTTTTGAAGAACTATGACGGGCAGAACTTAGGTGAATTCAGAAAGAATTTGGCAACGTTCGGTGCTGTCAAAGTTCGGTATGATGGGGAAACAAAGGGCGGCGTTGAAACCCTTGAAATCACAGTCAATGCGGAAAACTACAAGGCAATTATTGAGATATTCAAGAAAGCTATGATTGAAAACGCTATGGGCTATGATGCAAAGGATGATAGGCTTTCCGGCAATCCTAATCAGATGAACATTCAATCAATGTATTCTGACATTGATTTAGATGCTAACGACATGGAAACCGAACTTCAAGCTGCATTTGAAGAAGTCCTTTGGTTCATTAACGCCCACTTTGCAAATACCGGGCAAGG